TAAAAGATCGTACTGGCGGCGTAAGAAGTATTGCAACTCCTAAAGTAGGTGGCTTCCAAGCAAAGCAAACGTTTAGACCAGATAGTACACCAGGTTATCAGCAAGCAACTTATCAACAAGGTCCTACTACTTTGAGTGTTAAAGGTAGTCCAGAGACTGGCTTTACGAAATCTGCTAAATTTAGTGCTGGCGGTATGGATGTTAAGCAAACACAGCGTTACAGTGGTCAAAAGCAAACTGATGCAAGTTACACTATGGGCAATAAAACACTAAAAGCAAGACTCACACAAAGTCAGTTTGAGGATGTGCAAGCAGCAATCCGTGAGCATGTTGCTAAACGTGTTCCATTTACAGAGTGCATGTTCCGTCCAGGTAGTGCAGCATTTACAGAATTTTATCGTCAAGTACGCGAGTGCGCAGACAAACTAAACTTGGATTGGGAAGATCAAGAACTAATTGCTACAGACATCGGTGAATGTATTATGGTCGAAGGTGAAATGGTAGCACTTGATGTACCTATGATTGAAGAAGAAGAACTTGACGAAGCAGAGTACCAAGGACGCAAAGTAAAACTTAACAGTCCTAAACGTGGCGGTAGTAAGAAGTTTTATGTATACACAAAGAATAAAAAAGGCAACGTGATTAAAGTATCATGGGGTGACACAACTGGACTTAGCGTAAAAGCAAAAGACAGAGGCGCAGTTAAAAGTTTTGTAGCACGCCACAAGTGTAAAGAAAAGAATGACAAAACAAAAGCAGGTTATTGGGCGTGTCGTACACCACGCTACAAAAGCCTAGGAGTTAAAGGCGGACAATGGTGGTAGATTTTGAAATAAAATTCTATAATACTCCATCCCTTAAAGTACAACTTAATAAAACAGAACTAGCAAAAAAATACTATAACCTTCTCAAATCTCAGTATTTAGAAGATAGTAATGTAATTTTTAGAGACAAAAAATATTACACACTAGATGTTTTATGTGAATTGGCAAAAAAGGCAAATGATTGTTTAGGTTGGGACTGGGATCTTTCGGATTTAAGTTTAGAAAATCTTACGATTTTACATAAAGATATAGAATACCTAGTGGGCGACGGCTATGAGAATTTGCCAGCAGAGTATGATGATTTAGTACACGATATTCATTTTGCACTACATAGTATACAAGATAACAACGAACGTGGATCTTGGTTACAACTAGAATGGTATAATGATAGCGGGTTTGAAATTACTCCTGAAGAATATCCTGCCAAAAGAGTTTGCGAAGTAGGTGATATAAAATTACAAAATCCGTGGGTGGGACATAATCCATCAATGGTATATATGCAAAATGACAATACAAACATTATGCAAACATGTAAGTTTCATGATTTTGTTAAACCAGGTATTAACATAATATTAAAGCAATATGGATCTGATGCAACGTATGAAAATTATTATGAATGGTTTACAAAACACTGTCCAGAGTTTATAGAAAAGTATACATGGGAAACTACAAAATCATTTATTGGTGAACCTGTAGTTGGAAAAATACTTAATATAGAAGATCTTGAATTAGCAATATCAAGTCCCTATCTAGAATTTGAGGAAATAATATTTTTAAAATAGCATGAATAAACCTTACACAGAAACCCAAGTCGCACCTAACATTAAACAAAGAACATTTAGAGAAGACGCAGATAACAGTGACCTTTGCTGGCACCGTGACGCTGAAGATCGTACAGTTCGTGTGTTAGAAGGTGCAGGATGGAGTCTACAGTTAGACAACCGTTTACCTATGGCTCTAGTGCCTGGCAGAGATTACTTTATTCCAGAAGCAGTTTACCACAGACTTATCAAAGGCAAGTCAGACCTTATTGTTGAAATAACGCAACATATTAGTTGACACTTCTCCCACATACATATATAATAAACAGATAATCAACAAGGAGTACTCACATGAGTGACAGAGTTTTTTCGAGCGAAGACAAAGCAAAACTAACACAACTAGTAAATGAAGGCATTACTGTAATGCAGGAAGTTGATGATCTCAATGATGGTCTCAATGATACAATCAAAGCGATTGCAGAAGAAATGCAGATCAAGCCAACAGTGCTTAAAAAAGCATTGCGCACAGCATACAAAGCAGACTTTGAGAAGCACAGTGATGAATACAGCGAGCTTGAGAACATCTTGGCTACTGTA